GATGCCAAGCGGCAGAAGGCCTACGGCTTCCACACGTGGCGGACGCACGAGAACCCGCTGTACCAGGCGGAGCCCGAATTCTTGACGGCCCTGGAAGCCGAATACGGACCCGGCAGCGACTTCTACGCCCAGGAGATCGAGGCCTCGTTCGTCACGTTCGCCGGCCTGGTGTACAAGGACTACGACCCGGCCCGCCATGACATCCCGGGTCCGACGCCGAGGTTCGTCCGCGTGGTGGCCGGAGTGGACTGGGGATTTCGGTCGCCGGGCTGCATTGTGGTTCTCGCCGAGGACGGGGCGGGCAACATCTGGCTTGTGGACGAGGTATATGAGCGGAACCGGGTGGTGAGCGGCAAGCCCGGAGACGACTGGGTAAGCGACGCCAAGGACCTGCGTGCCCGCTGGGGTGTGCAGGCGTTCTTTTGCGACCCGGAGGACCCGCACGCGATCTTTCAGTTCGCGGACGCCGGGCTTCCCGCCTTCCAGGCCGACAACCGGCGCATGCCCGGCGTCAAGGCCGTGCAGGCCCTCCTTGCCACGACCCGCCTGCGGCTGCTGGAGGGCGCGGCGCCAAACGTGGTGACGGAGTTCGGACAATACCACTGGCGCACGGACCGTGACGGCAACCCGGTCGAAGACGCCGACCCGAGCAAAGAGTTCGACCACGCCATGGACGCTTTGCGGTACGCAGTCATGGGTCTGGCCATCGTGCCGGATGACGACTACATGCTCTACACAGACGACATCCTGCCAGGTTTCGAGGCAGAGCAATTGGGAGCGGCGAGACTGTGAGCATACTCAGCAGGGTCCGGGAGGCGTTCGAGGCACAGGCACTGCAGCGCCGAGCCGATGTGGCCTTCGCGCGCGTGCAGGAAACCATCGCCTCCCAGCTCGCGCAAGAGCTGACCGAGGAGGATAACGGGTGGCGCAAGCTCAGCGAGGGCAATGGCACCTACGACCTGAGCCAGAGCGAGCTGTCGGAGATACGCGCCAAGTGCATCAAGGCCTGGCAGATCGACCCGAGCCTCGGGCAGGCCGCAAGCCTCCTCGCCAGTGGTGCCTTCGGCAAGGGGCTGGACACTCCGCGGGCCGCCGACAGCCGCGTCCAGGAGGTCATCGACCGCCTGTGGGAGGACGAGGACAACCGCCTGGCCCTGTTCAGCCGCGAAGCCATGGCGCGCACCAGTAACGCCCTGATGCTCGAAGGCGAGCGGTTCTTGGCTGTGCACACCAGCGTCACCGAGAGCCGCGTCAAGCTCAGCGAATTGCCCTGCGCGGAGATAGTGGACGTAGTGACCGCGCCCGAGAACTCCCTCAAGCCTGTCCTGTACCGGCGCGAGTTCCGCTCACAGACCTACGACGTGGCGGCCGGTCGATACACGACGGGCGCCAAGCGCGTGGTGTACTACGCCGACTGGCGTTGCTGGAGGTACCTGCTGGACCCGGCGTTCGGCGAGGATGACCCCGATTGGGAAGAGGGCGTGGCCGACCTGTTGAGCCGCGCCGGCATCGGTGGCGAGGCCGGGCCGATAGCATTCGCCTACCACGTGAAAGCCAACACGCTCGGTCTCCGCGGCATCCCGGAGGCCTATCGGGCCTACGACTGGATCCGGTCGCACGCCCGGACCGTCTCCGACCTCGTGACGCTGAGCAAGGCCCTGGCCATGTTTGCCTGGCGAAAGAAGCTCAACACGAAGAGCGCCACCGCCATTGAGAACGCGGCCAAGATGTTCAGGACCCCACCCAGCGGCCCGGCCGGGGTGCAGGTGGAGAACCAGAACGTGAGCCTCGATGCCATCAACGTGCCCACCGGGGGCGTGGGCAACCTGGAGGTCGCGAGCCGGCAGACGCACCTGCAGTCTATCCGGCCCTTCGGCTTCGGCGAGCACTGGTATTCGGACGCGTCCACCGGCAACCTCGCCACCGCGTCCGCCATGGATATGCCGGCGATCTGGCGCATAGAAGACCGCCAGAAGCAGATCGGGACCGTATGCGAGGACCTAACCCGCCTGGCCATCGAACTCGCCGTCATCCAACAGGACTTCCCGAGTCGCCGCCTTCCGGCGCGCGTGGACAAAGCCTTCGACCTGGACTTTCCGCCCGCGCAACCGGACAATCCGGCCACCACGGCAACCCTGCTGCAGGCATTGACCTCTGCCTCTGGCGCACTGCTGGACCCGCGCGAAGCCGCTTACCAGGCGTACACCGCCCTGGGCAGCAACGACGTTACCGAGCTACTTGAGCGCCAGTTCCCCACGGAGGACAAGCTCGATGGGCAGGCGCCGACAGTCGAGCCGGGAGCAGAGCTTGAGCCGCCGGAGACGAATGGGACGACCGATGAAGAGCAGGTAGCCGGGGCCCGCGCACAGGAGGCGGTGCCGCCCTTTCCAGCGAGGTGACACTCGCGCGGACGTGGAGCGCCGCTTCGCCGCCGAACTGCAGAGCCGCGTCATCGAGCCATGGCACAGACGGTGCTGGGCGTGGGTGCGACGACTCGAGCACGCACCGAGCGAAAAGGCCCTGACCGGCGCCATCCGGGCCAACTGCATGCCGAACCAAGTCGCGCTTGCGGAGATACTGCGGAAGTACATCCTGGATGCCGCAGACGCGGGCGGGCAGGACGCGCTGGACGCCCTCAAGCCTTTCGTCCTCCGGGCCGTCAATGGCGACCGCCGCACGCAGGAGGCCATCCCGGTTCCGGCCCTGCCGCCGTCTGCCGAGAGTCCGATCTGGAAGGCGATCGAGGCCGAGTGGTTCGCCGCCGGCGGTCCGGGCGAGGTGCGCAAGGACGCCATCCCGCTCCACGAGGACATGCGCTCCACGGTGCAGGAGCTACTGAGCAGGGGCGAGGGCTGGAACGCGACAGACGGCTTCACGTTCCACCTGCGCGACCCGGAGCTACAACGGGAACTCCTCCGCCGCGGCGAGAAGATTCGCGGCCAGGTCACGGACACGATGCTCAGTGACTTCCGGGACCTGATGGCGCAGCAGTTCTACCGCGAGGGCCTGCCGCCGGACCAACTCGCGCTGGAGATCGAGAAGCTCTTCCCGACGACCTACAAGGACCGGGCGCTCGTCATCGCCAACACGGAGACGGGCATCGCCTACGGGGTCGTCAATCACGAGGCCAGCGTCCGCAATGGGGTAGACGGGCACGAGTGGCGGACCGCGGGCAGCAACCCGCGGGCAGCGCACTCTGCAGCGAGCGGACAGGTCCGGCCGATCACCCAGCCGTTCATCGTGGGCGGCGAGAGGCTGATGCATCCGGGGGACCCGGCAGGCAGCGCAGGCAATATCATCAACTGCCACTGCCTGGAATTGCCGGTGCTGGACGACGCACGCTTTGTGCCCGCAAAGCCCTGGACCGGGCAGCCGGCCGCTGAACTCGCCCGCGAGATCATCAAGGCCGTGGTCGCCACGGTGCTGCAGGAGGTGACGAGGTGAGCAAGCCCTACGAGACCGAACTGAGAGTGACCGAGTTCCTCCCCGCGGGTTCCGTCGAGGCCATCGGCGACGGTGACTACAGGGTGATGTTCCTGGCGCACGGAATCACGAAGACCGGCGCTCCGCCGCGCTACTACCCAAAGCGCGTCTTGGAGGCGGCTGTCTCCGCCTCTGTGTTCGACGGCGCGAAGATGTACCTGAACCACGTGAAGCCCGGCCGTGACGTGCCCCACCGGGACCTGCGGGACTGGGCGGCGACCATCAAGCCCGGCTCGGTCCGCTGCGTAGATGGCAATCTGGAAGCCGTCTGCCACGCCCACCTGGCAGAGGCACGCGCCATCCTTGACGACCCAGTCGCAAAGCTGTCCGTGGGTCTTTCCCACGACAGCAACATCCGAGTCAGCAAAGGCCGCGTCAACGGTGCCGACGTGCACGTGGTCGAGGCCATCACACACTGCCATTCCGTGGATTTCGTCCCGGACGGCAATGCCCACGGGCGCGTCATTGAGGCCGCCCAGGAACAGGAGATCGACATGGCTGAACTGACGCCCGAGCAGATGGAAGAGATCACCAAGCGCGTTACCGAGGCCGTTGCCGAACCCGTCGCGAATGCCGTGGCCGCGAAGATTGCCGAGACGCAAAAGGCCGCCGACGATGCCGCGAAAGCGGAGGAAGCGAAGCGCCAGCAGGAGGCCGCAGACGCCGAGAAGCCCGATGCCGACAAGGCCCTTGAGCAGCGGGTGGCAGAGATCGTAGCTGCGAAGACGGCCGATGCCGAGAAGCGCGTCGCAGAGGCCGCCGACCGCATCAAGGCGTTGGAGGACGAGCGGGCCGCCGGCAAGACGCTGGAGATCATCACCGGCATGGTGCAGGCCCGCGACGATCTGAGCCCCGTCTCCCAGACCCGCGTGATCGAGGGCTTCTCGGGCCAGATCATCGCCCCCGACCAGATCGGCACCCGCGTGCAGGAGGCATGCGACCGCGAGCGCACCTACGCCCTGGAACTCCTGCAGGCAGCCGGGGTGCGCACCAAGGTCACCGGCTCCGGCGCCACCGACACCGGCCGCGCGCAGGAAGCTACGAAGGCCTATGAGGACGGCTTCACCGAGTTCGCCCGCAACATGGGCGTGGATGCGAAGACTCTCAAGGCCATGCAGGAACTGCCGCAATAGCAGCAAGCGCCGCAAAGGACAATAGCGCAAACACTCAGGCCTCGCCGATTGGCGAGGCTTTGTCAGTTCTGAGGTGAGATGGAATGGCGAACTACGTGGATGTGAACGCAAAGAAAACCTATGCCATAGAGTCCAGCCGGATCGCCATTGAGACCACGGACACGACCCTGGATGACGTGACCAGCGGCGACCTCGTCATTGCCGGGGCGCTTGTCGGGGTCGCTGTGGCAGACTACGACGAGGACACGAACCTGCTGGTGGTCGACACCAGGGGCCGCTACGAGTTGAGCGTCATCGGCAAGGACGCCGGCGGCTCCTCGTGCGCCATCGCCGTAGGAGACTGGCTCTATTACGACCCGGCAGCCGACCAGATCAACCGCGACTATAGCAACGGCATCTGCATCGGGCGCGCCCTGGAGGCCATCGGCTCCGGCCTGACCGCCACCATCGGCGTGGAGATCATCCCGATCCCCTGGTCCGACTGTCTCGCCATGGTGGCCGCCGCAGTAGCGTAGCCCGACACACAACACGAGAAACGAGGTGGCCTATCATGGGTCTGCCCAGAGTCGATTTGGTTCCGCGGGTTGTAGACGAGAACACGGCCGGCGGCCGGGAGATCAATATCCGTACGCTGGTCAAGCGCCAGCAGGAGGCAATGCGCTCCGGTCGTGTGCAGGAGGTCATGAGCACCAGCGACCTCACATACCTGGCCGACGTGATCGACCGCGGCCTGATGGTCTCGTACTTGGACGATTCGATCCCAATCACATACCCGATGCTCGGAAAGCGCCGGGACACGACCACCCTTGCCCGCGCCGGGTCTGGCCACGGCGTAGACTACCGGCTCAATGCCGCGCGGCTGATCCCGCAGGTGGCAGAGGGCGCAGACTACACCACCATCGACCCGAGCGACGAGAGCTTCGAGGCCCACACGTACAAGTACGGCGTCAACTGGCCTGTGACGTGGGAGACGTGGCTGTCTGACAACCGGGACCTGGGGCTTCTGATGGAGTATCCGCAGTCCTGGGGCCTGAGCGCGCGCTACACGCAGCAGTATCTGTTCACCAGCGCGTATGCCCACAACACCACGCTCTTCACCGCCGGGCAGGGCAACTACATGAGCGGTGCGGGCAGCAACCTCACCGCGGAGAACCTGGCCACCGGCGTCAACGCCATCCGGAACTTTGCGGACCCCGCCGGAAACGTGAGTGTCTACGCCGGACCGCTCTATCTGGTGGTACCTCCCACGCTGGAGTGGACCGCGCGCGCCCTCGTGGAGAGCACCGTGGTAACAACCGGCAATACCGCCAGTATCCCTGTCAACAACCCGGCCGCCCGTTCCGCCACCGTCGTGGTCGACCCATTCCTCGAGGCCATCGACAAGAGCTACGGAACGACCGGTTGGTACCTCTTTGCCGACCCGCGCATCCGGCCCGCCGTGCGCTACGGCTTCCTGCGCGGCTACGAGACGCCGTCCATCTACGTCCGCGAGGCCGACGCGCGGCTGCTGTTCGGCGGCGCCACCGACCCCTTCGACGGCGACTTCCTGACCGATGAGATCGCGTTCAAGCTCCGCTTCACGTTCGGCGTTGATGTGGCCGACTGGCGGGGTGCGTACCACTCCACCGGCGAGGCCAAAGCCAAGTAGCGGACTCATGAGCACGGCGGCCCCCTCCCCGCCCAGTGGGGCGTTCTGTCTGTTGCCCGTGTGCCAGCGGGCCGCCCCACGCCCCACATACGCCGAGCGGAGCAGACACCATGCCCGTCCTGTTCACCGACGAGCCGCCGCCGGCCGCC